AGAGGATCAACTAGATGATATGCAGGACTCTGATGAAGAGATTATGGAACAACACGAAAAATTATTTAAAAAATTAGAACAAGGCAACACGGGGTATAGTTATAACTAATGAGTAAACCTTTAAAAATTTCTGAAGAAGCAGCCGTACAAATGCCGATGAAGACGGTAGCCTCATTGATCGCGATGGTCGCGATTGGAACCTGGGCATACTTCGGTATCATTGAAACGCAAAACAAAATTTCTACAACACTAGAACTAATGGAAAAAGATTTAACTGAAAATACAGAATTTAGAATCAAATGGCCGCGGGGTCAACTTGGTTCGCTTCCCGCAGATAGCGAGCAATTTATGATGATCGAGGATCTTTACAAGACCACCGATAAGTTGAACAAACATATTGAATCAATGGCGTTAAACAAAGTAAACATAGAATTTTTAACAAAACAAATGGACAAAGTATTAACTGATATAGAAAAATTAAAAGACGCATCTAGAGAGATGAAATATACTAACGGCAATGGAGGTCATCAATGATCGAAACGGTGGTTGCCCTAATTATGTTTATGGGGGCAGAAATTAAGGAACACAGAATACAGCCTGAAGGAATGGCTCAATGCTTACGCGGAAAAAGACACGCGGAAAGACAGTACACTCCAAACGTAACTTATAAGTGTATTAAAAGTAAAGCTGAAACCGAGATTTACATGGGTGAAAAGTCTATTAAAAAATTAATCCTTGAATAAAAAAGCATACGCATTTTTTCTTAAGAAAAATAGACCTAGAAATAAGGCAGCTCAACAATTAAGTGATGGACGATATCAACCACGTGTGGTAGAATCCAAGAAAGTATACAATAGAAAAAAACATGGTAAAACCGATAGATATAACCCGGACAGTGATAGTTCCTAAACCTCATACTAAAAGAGAAGAACTAAAATCTTTTTTTATAGGGCACGTAGACCAGGTTATAGAATCTAAAACTACTGACATAGAAGTAGACACTAAAACTAAAATCCAACAAAGACATTTAGATAATTCTGAAATAAAAAATACGGATTGGAAAGATTTATATTAATGTCTAAAGATAAAAAAGGTAGACGTTGGGATGGAAGATCACGAATATCAACACAACAATATAAGGACAACTACAATGAAATTTTTAAAAAAAATAAAGAAGATAAAAAAAGTAGTAATAGTACACCTAAGAAACCTGGTGTCAGCACTAATATTCAGCTTAACGCGGAAATAGTTAACGGCACTTGTCCACATTGCAATCTAGCCACAGTGTTAGTTTGTTTATGGAATGGAAATATTTATAGATGTATGACATGCGGACACGATGTTGAACAAAAAGTTAATGGAAAAATAAGTTATATTCCACACGTTGTTGACAAAGATAAATTTACTTACGTAATGAAGGTAGACACCGATGGGTAGTAAAGCACCGAAGTGGGGTGTGAATACTTACCATAAAAGAACTAAACCCAAACTGGGTCGTCACAAAAAAAATATGAACAAGTCTGAAAAGCGTAGTTTTAAACCTTACAAAGGTCAGGGAAAATAAAGACTCTCTGCCCCTTAAGAATAAAGAGGCAGAAAGAAGAAGGTGTGAATATACTGTGACATATATACAACAGTGATATTATTGTCAAGTTTCAGTACCTGGCTTAGGTTTAGGTAATATAAGTTCTTCTTCAGTCTGATAACAAAAAAACTTAATAATAGTGCCGTATTTATTAACTTCTTCTGGTCCTATTTCTTTGGCTTTTTTAATAGATTCGTTATATCCCGCTATCATACACTCATAATGGCTCTTATATAGGTCTGGCATAGGGAATGGCTCCAAGCATGTATTATATACACTGGTGCACATTATCATTGTTAAAATAAATTTCATTTTACCCCTTGACTTCTAGATTATCCCATATTATATTCGAATCAACAAGGAGAATATTATATGACAGATATAACTAAGTTTAAAAACGTTTCTTTGTCCTTAAAAACTTATACGGACGTAGGAACACTAAGTAAAGAAATATTTGATGTGCCTTTATCATTATCAAAGACCATTGAATATTTAGTAGAAAAAGAAATAAAGAAAGTAACGAAAGGCAAACCTAATGGAAAAGGATCCAAAGGATAAACCAAAGGACAAAAAAGTAATTTGTCCGAGCTGTAATGGGAACGGCTTTATTAAAGTTCCCTACCATTTAGCTAGAGAAGAAGTAGTAGCTCAATGTAACGTTTGTAAATCACAAGGTGAACTAGATGAAAGTACATTGGATAGTATTTATATTGATGCTGATGGTATTCACAGGTTGCAGTAGAATAGACTACGATGTTAACCCGTGGACAACAGTAGCTAACCAAATAATAAAAGGAAAGAGATGAGGAAAGTAATTATAAGTTCTAAAAACATTTCACCTAAACAATGGAATGTTTTATTGTTGGAGTTAAATATTATAAAGCGAGCATGGAAACCTTATGCACATTTAGATATTCAAGCTCCAGGAATTAATAAAATAATTAAATGGGGTACAAAAAAATATGATGCACGAGATTGATAAAATTGCTAATCTTTGGGAAAAAACTAAAGATCCTAAATATAAAGATGAATGGTATAGATTAATAAGGAGATTTAACGATGGACTTAATATTATTGAACGACGGGTTGTATCATCTAGTCGAAGTGACAAAAGAAATGACGAAGGGAATAACATTGTTAAGTGAAATAAATTGTTTTGATCTTTGTGATATATTGAGATTGCATTTAACAACTTACTATGAGTATCCCATTAATGCTCACGTAATGAATGATGGTAGTGGTGATTTGTATGGGTGTATATGCCACGAATAAAATTGAAAAGGACCTCCGTCCAAGTAAAGCCTCGCGCTAGCCTCTGTACGGCAACCTATGAAGCGGCAAGTACCGTGGAGGTGTGGAGCCTTTGCTCTCCTGCCAGTACGTGCACGGAAAACAGGAGGGTTGTATGGAAATCTTAAAATATCCTAATCCTACTTTACGTAAAAAATCAGAAATTGTTATGCTTCCTTTAAGTGAAGAAGATAAAGAACTGATAGAAGATATGTGTTTGATTATGTATAAATCTAATGGAGTAGGACTCGCGGCTATACAAGTAGGAGTGCCTAAAAGAATCTGTGTGTTAGATATAACACCATCAAGAGCCAATCCAATTACAATGGTTAATCCAATTGTAAAAAAGAAATCAGAAGAAACTTTAACTATGAATGAAGGATGTCTATCGGCTCCAGGAAAATTCGCAGATGTTAAAAGACATTTAAGAATGAAAGTAAACTATTGGTGTAAACATGAAGAGGAACATGAAAAGACTTTTTATGATTTGCATGCGCAGGTAATCCAGCATGAGCTGGACCACATGGAAGGGAGATTGTGTATTGATGTTAAATCCAAGTGAAATAGGTTATATAGCAGGACTTTTTGATGGAGAAGGAAGTCTTCATATTAAAAGATCCCCAGAAAAGAAAAAGAAACATAAAGGAGAAGGATATCGAATGTCTAATTCTATGCGTATTAGTATGGAAATTGCAATGACTGATGAATCTGTAATTCGTTGGGTGCATGAAAAGTTAGGTGTTGGGACCGTAATTAAAAGAAATATTAAAGGTGAAACTAAATCTGGTGGACAATATAAAACTCAATGGCGTTGGCGTTGCACTTTTAGAGATTGTTACAAAGTGTGTAAATTGATCTGGAGTGATGCTCAAGTTAAGTTACATAAAATAGAACAGGTTATTGATCACTATGAACCAGAGTTTTTAATGAATGATAAAGTAGTATCTTTACATCAATATAAACAAAACATGGATATGGAATGAACTGGATCTTTATGACAATATTTACTTTTTTAGGACTAATGACTTTATTGTCGTTATATATGTTAATAACACTATGAAATGGAATAAATTATATAACTATCCGCCGTCGACTCGGAGTACAACGGATGGACTGAGAACCTACGATGTAGGTAAAGAAAAGTTACCGAGTGTTACAACAATACTATCAGCGACTCAACCGAAAGAGAAGCAGGAATCTTTGGCTAGGTGGAAGGCGTCTGTAGGCGAGGAGCAAGCGACAAGGATCAAGGAACAAGCAGCCGCGCGCGGAACTGACATGCATACGCATTTAGAGAAACATATTTTAGGTGAAGGCTATTTAGATTTACGGCCGGAAGGACGTGTTGCAAAGAAAATGGCGGACACGATAATAGATAAAGGATTCAATGATTTACAAGAAATTTGGGGAAGTGAAGTGGTTGTTTACTACCCTGGTTTGTACGCGGGAGCTACAGACCTTGCAGGAATCTATGACTATGAAGATAGTATAATTGATTTCAAGCAAAGTAATAAACCTAAACGTAGAGAGTGGATTGATGATTATTTTATGCAGTTAGGTGCTTATGCGATGGCGCATAATCATGTGCATCAATCAGAGATTACTCAAGGAGTTATATTGATGTGTACTCCGGATAACTATTTTCAAAAGTTTCAAATTAAGGGGAAAGAGTTTATCAAATATCAACATCAATTTCTAGAAAGGGTTAATAAATATTATGAACAAAAAAACAGTAAAAGCAGTTAGTAGAAGGATTCTAAAAACTATGATGGCTGACGAGAAACACTTGAAGTCTCTATTAGAGACAGAGACTGATGGTATCCCGGATGAACAATTGGATGGTCTTATGATTAAGATTGAACAACAGTTGGGCAGGATTATGGTGAACCAGAACAAGATCATATTGTTACAAGATATTACAGAAGAGTAAGTGTGACATATATGTCACAGTCAAGATGCCTTATTCTTGCCACAAGGAGCAGGCGACAAGCGACTGGGATTATATAAGAAGTGAGGTTTTATGCGGTTGATCACGAATCTATACCTTTTTCAAAACTATGAAATTGCTAAAACAGCACTTTTAGTTTACACGTGATCTCGTGATTTCGTGATCAGCAAGGAATACCAATGGTTTTAGAAGTATGTGACAATTTGTGCTTAAATAAGCATTGGTATAAGCCACTTATTTTTTACTAGGGGCCGCGCGGAACTTTTGGGTCAGCAAAAGTAGAAAAAATATTTTAAAAAAGGTATAGGGTAGAGTATGATAGGAAGAAACAAGAATTGGAGTGGTCCATCTCCCTGGATGGATGAGTTCAATAAAGTACACAACCCAGATTATTATTATGGCAAAGACAACAAGAAAACCAAAGAGAAGAAAACCTCGAAGAAGAAAACAAGTCGTCCCAAGTCAACCGAACGATATCCCGTATTCAAAGTACAGGATTGAATGGACTGATGCGTTAAGTGATTCGGGCTGGGCTGATGATAGAGAGTTTACTAAAATGAAGTTAGCTAAACCCATTAATGAAGGATGGGTATTCTCAAAAGATAAAGATTCTGTAAAAATATTTGCGTCTTATGATTTAGATCCTACCACAAAAGAAATAACATTTGGTGATAGAACAATGATTCCTACTTCTTGGGTAGTTAAGATGACTAAGATAGTATAGGTTTTGGTTTTTTATTTTTAGGCTCTTTTTTAGCTTCAGTTTTTTCCATTAACAAAGCGTGATCATCTCTAATTGTAGAGATTCTTTTGTTTAGTTCTTCTTCAGATAAGTCTTCTATCTTACCAGTTCTAATAATTTTCTGTTCGATATATAATCCACCAACAGTCCCACGTGCTTTCTCTGCGTTTGTTGCAGCAGAGTAAGATCTATTTTTTAAAGCTTCATCTCTAATTTTAGCTAGTTCTGTTAAGTGACCACCGAAAGATATATTGTGTTTCTTGTAGTTCTCCTCACGTAGTTCCCCTATGTGTTTAACTACTAATGGAAAATATCTAGGATTCTGAAGTCTGCTAGCCTGCATTCTAAGTGTGGCATTGTCTCCTTCATACCCTGCTTCCTTTGCGCATTCATAGGCAAACTTATGCCCTTCGTTGAATACCAACAGCTCAGCAAACTTACGTTGCATAGGCGTGAGTCTAGCTGGTAGTCCTGGTTTTTTATTCTCTAATTCAGCCATGATTGACAATATAACTATAATATCTTATAAAATCAACATATGAAAGATGACAGGGGAGACTTAGATTTAACTAAGATAATTGAGGATTTAAGAAAAGAAATAGTAGAATTGAAAAGAGATAATACATTATTATCTCATGATGTTGCTACGTTAACAAATAGAATAAAAGAAATGGAGAACGATGTTAAAAGGTAGAGATTTAATTATGATCTTCGATAGATTCGTAGGTCCAAAGAAAGGTAGTAGTGTAGCCCAAGATGCAAGAGTTCAAGTGAGAACACCAGACGGAAGACATTATGATGTTATGAGTGTGAATTTAGTTGAAAATAAAATTTTAGGTGCTAGAGAGACACACAGAATAGTGATTTCAACTCACGAAGAAATAGCAACAATCCTTCCTTCTC